AGACCTGCGGCGGCTCGAATCAAGCGTTGTGTGTAAGGCGAAAAAACAGCTCGATTTACTCTTGATAAATAAGCCTCGTAATCTTCGCGAGGTTCAAGAGGTAAAAAGGCTTCAGAATTATCGCGTAAATACTCCGTCCCAAGCGTTACCGCTTTCATGATTTCCCATGCCTTCATCTGATCTAGAACAGCTCTAGTTCGAGTGAAGGGGCTATCAGCACCGCCTTGGAAAGTTGTACTGACTTGATGGGTACGGATTTTGCCTGGGACGGCATACGTCACGATAAAGACCCCTTTTTAGTTATTTACCCCCACTAAGCAGCAGAAGTGATTGCGCCATTCACCTGGAAGTTCACTGTTACAGCGACAAGATCCCCTACTGAAGTGCCGAATTCAGCACCCGTGATAATCCCATCGAAGGTGAACTTTTTACTGGTCGAAGTGTCTAAGAACAGCTCAAATTTGGCAGTTCCATCATCTTCTGTGGTCAAAACATCGTTGATGAATTCAGCAGTTTCGTCACCACTAGCTGCTGTGTAAAGCAACTCGACAGAACCGCTCCCATCGATGAAACCACCGACATAACTGCGTGAAGTTGCTCCTTGAGCAGTGCAATCAAGTGTGTCTTTGGATATTGAAAGACTCCAGCTCCGTGTGCTAGTGACAGCGGCAACTGTTCCAGCAGTGTTTTTGAACTTTACGGAGCCTTCTTCACCACGGAAAAAAGCCATGACCTATCTTTGAAAAAAGGGGTATGAGATTAGTTTAACTGGTCAATTCCTTATTAACAGTCTTTTTTTCAGGTTTTTTAGGAGGACATGCTGGAGGACTTTGCATTTGATCAAAATATTGTTGGCATCTGAAATCCCACAAGCCTTCCTTTCTTTTTCCTTTTACTGCTTCAATAGCGTCGAGCATTTCAGAAGTAAATTCCATAAAAGTTAGTAGATTCGATAGTCAGTCTGCCCCAAAGTTTGGGGTTTAGCCAAGTTGAATTGCTGCAAACATAGATAACCAAAAGCGTCAAAGGCGTGGTCTACGCCGAGGTTTTTGTTTGGTAAGCCTGTATTGGGTGCATAAGTTAGTGTTCTTAGACTTTTTATTAACTCTTTGCAACGTGGATGGATGTAAGTTCGGCGAGCTCCGGTTGCGTCAAGTAGTGCAGTATTGACTGCGGTTATTTTGTCTCTAATTTTCCAGGGGGCGCGGGGACTGGATACTTTGAATCCGCTTCGTCGAAGAATGCTGTGGTCCGTGGCACCGACACCCGATGTTTTTCTGGCTCCGCCCGTGGGGTCGGGGCATGCGATGACTCGGCGATCTACCCCGTAACGACGGACTATTTCTTCGGAGAAATCCCAGGTTGTGGCTCCGCCAGTGAGCATTACTTCGTCAAAGACATATAAGTTTTCCTTATCTCTCACAGCGCAGATGCCGGACATGGGGTCTACGTTGAAGTCAACTCCCAGTAATAGGGGTTGGACGGTTATATCGATTGATTTGGTTGAGATATTTTCGTCGCTGAAAGATACGGCGACTAGTCCGCTGAGATTTTCGAAGCTGGCTTCAAATTCCTGGCGGAAAGTTCGGGCGTCTAGTTGTTCACGGGCGGCTTCAATTTCTACCTTTGGAACGTTATCGCCGTCGATTGTTGTGTACTGCCAGCGTCTCCAATCTTTGGTTGTGTCTTCGGGGACAAAACACCAGAGATCGTAGAACCAACTAGCGGTTCCATCGGGAGTTGATATGAATAGAGCCCACCCTTGTTTATCAGCTAATGAGGGACGGATGACTTCGAACCAGACTTCGGCGTCCATGAATGCGGCTTCGTCGAGAACGACTCCGGCGAGACTTCGGCCACGTAGGGCCATTGCATTTTCAGTTCCTTTTAACTCGATCGTGGATCCGTTGACTAGTTCTATTTTTAGGTCGGTTTCGTTTTTACTTTTTATCCAGGCTAGGGGTACAAGTTGTTTGAGAGTTTTCCAGGCAATATCTTTTGCCATCCGATATGTGGGGGCGGCGTAGAAGAAAGTTTCGCCTGGTCGTTCTACCGCTCCACGGAGAAGTTCGACACAGGAGAGGTAACTTTTTCCGAAGCGGCGGCCAGCGACAAGAACTCGAAAACGCTTGCGGCTAGAGAAAACTTCGCCTTGTGCGTGTCGGAGAGTTAGTGGGTCTGCTGATTTTATGGGCATGTGTAGCAGAATAGCTGCATTTGAAACCCCTCCCCCTTGTATGCACTTTCTCGATTTTTTAGGACGGCCCTTCGTTTATAGATCTCCCGATCCAGGGGAGGGAAGACGTCGGTTTTTAATGCAGTTGCCTTCGAGGGAGTTGAAGAAGTTGGCGGGGACGCGCACACATTATTCCAAAGCAAAGTTGGTAGACATTATTCTTCAGGGCTAATGTAATACATTGTTAACAGTTGTCGTATATATTGTAGTATAGGGTGTACTATAGTAGAAGTAATTGAGGATTTATCAGTAGGTTCCCCCTGTGCCGTGCGATGGCGGACTTTCTCCTACTACACCCCCACTCCTTTAATAGTACAAACGTATTCAATTAGCTTTGTCTGCTATCCGAACAGACAATTCTGGAACTGCCACAGCCAGAGTTTCCGGTGCCGCTTCGCCTATCACCTTGCCCATATCACAGAGCAACTGCGCGGCCGTCTGGTAATTCCTCGCCTTGAGGCAGCGCTTTACTGTGGTTAGCCGCAGCGCTTGGATTTGGTTCAATAAATCCTCTCTTGTAGCAGTTTGCTCCTCACGCAGCAGCACCATCGCCTTTTTATAGTCCTCTTGAGCTGTCCGATGGCTCACATTGAACCTAAGCGAAAGCTTGTCGCAAGCTTCTCTCCTCGTTCCACCATCCAATATGGCAGCGTAAGCAGCGTTAACTCTCTCCTCAACACGTGACGCTATACCTTTACCTCCACGCCATCGACTCTCTTCTGTATCACCAACCGAACCGGTGGGCTTTTTAATTTCTTTAGTAGATTCAGACACAGCCTGATACAGGTACAACCTGCATAAATAATAACGGTAAGCAGACCATAAGCCTACTTACCGCATAGATTTATTTAGCCGAAGATAACGTTAGACAAGAGCATCGTTGCCTTATCTCTATCACTCAGCTCCTCATTCTCTAATGTCATCAGCTGCTCAATGTGTCGTTCTATCTCTGTTGGATAATCCGAGTAAGAAACTAACGCCTCACCTATAAGACCTTGTTCTTTATATCCCAGAGTTGGAAGATAACGACCCAGGTCAGCATAGGTGACTTGATAATCCTCGTAGTTAATAAGTACGAGGAATAGACAAAAGGGATTGAGGACGCTCCCAAAGTTTTGGGACCAGCTATATAAATCATCGACTGACTTAATAGCTGCTTGACGTTTCGTGTTGTGGATCATAGTGGGTTGATGTCCCTTAACTACTCTTCTATTATAGTACTTTCTTCTACATAAACCACAGAATAGGACAGTCTGTAGAGTAGCACAACAGAGCAGTACGTAACCATTTACCCAATGTATAATGAGGGGGTAGTTCGCCCCACATCGGCACTATGACCACAGCCAACACGTTCCGCCAAGCGGTCCGCCTCCTTCGCTCTCTCCCCAACTGGGAGGATTTACAAGAGACCTACGGAGGACTTGACGATCACCTCGAAGATATCGAGAACGATCTCAAGAACTACGACACGCTAGAGGAACTAACCGCCTAAAGCATCCGCCCCTCTCACGAGGGGCTTTTTAATGTAGTACGGTAACCCGACCTATCAATACATAAATCATCATGTTACTATATAGGAGTAGTTAAGGGACACTCACCCGCTATGACCCAAAAAGAACTAAGAGCACTAGCCGACAAAGAGGTCATCGAATTCGTAGATTACGTTTTCGACTTCTACGGCCCAACCGGTCTCTACCCTCTCTACTTTCCTTTAACAGAAAATACGGGAGTAACTAAACTAGATATCTTCAAAGCAATGAAGATACATTTAGAAGAGATCCAGTCCGAAGAAGATGCCATCTGGTTAGGAGACTCAACAGACCGAGAACAAGTAAGAGACATTCTTATAAGAGATCTCGGCTATGTGTTCCCCCAATAAATCCAACAGCCCCGCAAGGGGCTTTTTATTGCATACGTTCCCAATAAAACCAATTGTTAAAGTAGCACAAGAGAAACAGACAAACAGCAAATAGATTACTACAATACAAATATAGCGAGGCAGTTGCCTCCTCTGGCACCCACCACTAGGGCAGAGTAAGACCCCGAAGGGTCAAAGCATGGGCGTGTTGCTCGCCTCGTGATTCGGTAGCACCGACACGAACCAGCCGAGGGGGCAGCTCCCCCTAGTTCATCAGCTCACCTTTAGCTATGACACATTTAATTTCTGCAACCGTCGAAGACGGAAAAGACACCGTCTACATTCAAGCAATGGTTGACGACATAGTCGAAACAAGAGCGGCAACGCTCCTCGATCCTCCAGAATACGGTCCAGCCGTTTGCTGGGGGACAGTCCTCTTATCCGAAGAAGTGGGAGACCATTACCGCCCCACCTCCAAAGAATTAGAAGACATGTTGGACGAGGTGCAGACCTGGCATATTATCCCACCAGATGAGTTCTAAACCAGTTGCTTAAGTAGCATAAGACCTACTCGCTAGGTCTTTTTTATTATGCTACAATATAAGAGTAGTTAAGGGAAACAAACCCACTATGTCTCATCTAATCGGTTACGCCTGGACCACCTACGACTATTTAGTAGAGAACCTAGGCGAGCCAGGGTACAAAAGACCTGGCACCTATGCGGAACCACTAGACAACTCCGACGGAAAAGTAAGCGCCCAATGGGAATTTGACAGCTTCAACGTTTACGACTGGAAGCAAGACAAAACCCCTAAAGGTCTGCACTACTGGCACATAGGAGGCGAAGACGAAACCGCACTCAAAGAATTCCACGAAGCAACCGGAATTCCGACAGTAAGCAACTAAACAAAACGCCCCCGGTTAACCCTGGGGGCTTTCTTTTGCTCGCAGGTCGAAACGTGCCAGCAATAAAAAAGGAGGGTTTGGA